GCATTAACACAAAGTTTAACGCAAATTGAGTGTTGTTCAAGATTGCAACAGCTTGAATACCTGCAACAGCTTGAATACCTGCAACAGCTTGAATACCTGCAACAGCTTGAATACCTGCAACAGCTTGAATACCTAAACGGGTTGAATTTGCCTTATGATGAGGTTATCATCTATTGCGACCCGCCATACAGAGGAACGGCTGAATATACAGACAATGGATTTAATTACAAAGAATTTGATGAGTGGGTTTGCAAACTTAAATATGATACCTTTATATCTGAATATAATACACCGTTTGAAAAAATAGCGAGTTTTGGTAAAATGTCATTACTAAATAATAGTAAAGACAAAAAACCACTTATATCAGAAAATTTATACTTTCATAGAGCGGAGGTAAGATGAAAATAACTGAAAAAGTATCACCTATGCACCCTGATAAGATTGCCGACAGAATTGCCGGTGCTTTAGTGGACTATTGTTACAAAAAAGAAGAAAATCCAAAGTGTGCATTTGAGGTTTTAATCGGGCATAACGCTTGCTATATTACAGGCGAAACCTCTGTGTTTATACCAGATGCAACAGTTGAAGAAATAGCCGAGCGCATCAGCGGGATAAAGTTTAATAAGTTTGAATATATAGGCGTCGAACAAGACGTTCATTTAGCAGATAACCAAAAAGAACTGCGTTGTGGCGATAACGGAGTATTTGCAGGATTTGTAATGCCGGAAATTCACAAAGAAGCATTAAATGTTTGCCAAAAGATATACGCAAAGTTTCCAACCGACGGAAAGATAGTGTTAAATGATGATACAAAAGAGCTCACTGTTTGTTGGTCAAACGCTTATGAAAGCGATGTTAAAGAATTGGTTAATGCGACAAAGATAAATCCGCTTGGGTATTGGACAGGTGGTGTAAATGTTGACACTGGTGTAACAGGTAGAAAGTTAGCATCAGACTTTTATGGTATAGAATACCCGCTCGGTGGTGGAACGATACACGGCAAAGATTTATCAAAAGCAGATTGCTCGGTAAATATTTATTGCTTTTTGAAAGCACAGGAAACAGCTATTGAACAAAAGGCAATTTGTTCCATTGGGGATGAGGCAGTAAATATAAACGGTCAACTTGTACCTTTTGCAGATATTGTAAAGAAAGCAAGAGATTATGTAAACAAACTCGGCGGTTTTGAAAAGCTAGCTGAATGGGGGTTAATATAAAACAACATCTTCACCGAAAGGAAAGTATGTTATGAATGAAAATTTAATACCATTTAATGAATTAACAGAGGAAGAACAGAGAAAGATTGCGCAAAAAGGTGGACAAGCAAGCGTTGAATCAAGACGTGCCAAAAAAACAATGAAAGAAATGCTTGATTATTTGCTTGATAAGCAAATCAAGACAAACAAAGGCGATATGTCCACGCTCGAGGCGATTATGGTTTCGATGATTGCCAAAGCATCAAAAGGCGATGTAAGGGCAACGGAATTTATCCGCGATACAATCGGTCAAAAGCCGAGCGATAAGGTTGTTGGCGAGTTAAGTATAAAACAAGCGTTGGTGGAGTTTGGCGATGGACAAAGTCAAAGTAACAATACCACCGAAGTTTAGACCTTTATTGATGGAACACTACCGCTATAAATTGTATTATGGTGGTCGTGCCGGCGGTAAATCGTTTGCTTTTGCTGATTGTCTTATTATTAAAGCAAGGCAAACCACACAAAGAATAGCTTGTGTTCGTGAAACGCAGGACTCAATAAAGGATTCTGTTTATCAATTACTTATTGATAGGATCAATTATTATGGATTTGATGACTTTAGGATATACGAAAATAGGATTGAAAACCTTATAACCGGCTCAACGTTTATTTTTAAGGGCTTAAAAGACCAAAATAACCAAAATATCAAATCGCTTGAGGGTGTGGATATTTGCTGGGTGGAAGAAGGACAAAAGATAACCAAAGGTAGCTGGGATATTTTAGATCCTACAATTAGAAAGCCAAACTCTGAAATTTGGATCAGCATGAATAGGGAAGTTGAAAACGATCCTATTTGGAAAGCTATTGCCGCCAATCCGGATGACAGGACTTTGGTTGTTAAAGTAAACTATTACGATAATCCGTATTGTCCGGAAAATATGAAGTATCTTGCCGAAAAGACAAAGCAAGAGAATTTAGACGATTATGAGCATATTTGGCTTGGTGCGCCGGTTAATCAGGGCGACACAAAGCTGATTGCGGTAAAAGACGTTAGAAAAGCCATGCAAAACCGGATAGCCTTATCAACATCACCGCTGATTGTGGGAGTGGATATTGCGCGCTTTGGCGATGACAAGACGGTGCTATGCTTTAGAAAAGGGCGGTATTGTTACAAACTGGAAGAATATGCGCACTTGGACAGCGTGGAAGTGGCTAACCGCTTGACGGCGATTATCCAAGAGCAAAAACCGGCACGCATATTTATTGATGCAGGCAATACCGGTGCGGCGATATACGACATCTTAAAAGACCGTGGCTATGGCAAGACGGTGCGAGCAATCAATTTTGGCGGTAAGGCAATAAATGATGACCGCTATTTTAACAAGCGGGCGGAAATGTGGTCTTTGGCTAATGACTGGCTGAAAGATGAAAACCTTGTGCAGCTTGTTAATGATGATGAATTGCTTGACGATTTATGCAGTGTCAACAAAGCTTATGACAGCAAAGGGCGGTTGCAGTTAGAGAGTAAAGACAAGGTAAAAGAGCGCATCGGACGTTCGCCTGATAAGGCGGATGCGTTTGTTTTGACGTTTGCCGAGCCGGTATATGACAACGGCAAGGTACAGCCGAGCGGCATTAACGATATGTCGATTGAAAGCTTGTTTAAAACAACAAGTGTTTCAAGCGGTTGGTAGTTTTATTAAAAAGATAAAGGACAGAAAATGCAACAGGCAATTATGGACAGGGTTTTTATTGAGCCGGATAAAAAAGAGCAAGGGGCAATCATTATGGCGGAAGATGAAAAGCCGACTACAAAAACAGGAATTGTTAAAAGCGTTGGCGAGCGCGTGAAAAGTGTTAAGGTTGGCGACCATGTGATTTTTTATGACTGGCAGACACTGCCGGCGATGGACGGCTTAGTTGCGGCAACAGAAAAGTATTTGTTGGGAGTGATTGTTGATGACTGATAAAATTGATGAAGTTAAAAAGTGGATTGACCGGATTAGTTCGGCAGAGAAAAAGTGGCAAGTTTATCACGATTTGATTAAAGAAATCCGCGAGTATTACAAAAACGAAAAGAAGAAAAACAAGCAAAACATCTTCTGGTCGAGTATTGAAACGCTAAAGCCGTTTATTTACTTTAAGCCGCCGACACCTTATGTTGAGCGCAGGTCAAAGGTGGCTAATCCGGTGGAAGATTGTGCTTGCAAGATACTTGAAAAGGCACTGGTGCATAATTTGGAAGCGCAGGATTTTGACGGCGTTATCAAATATGCGCGCAATGACTATCTTTTGAGCGGCTTAGGCTTGACCTATGAAAAGTATGTGCCGACATTTAAGAAGATTATGCAAGAGATTGTTACACCTGATGCGGTTATGAATACCGAAGTTGAGGTGTTAGACGGCGCAAAGGTGGAAACAACTTATATTGATCCGAGTAAGCTTTTGTTAGATTGCAGTCATGTTGCGGTTTGGGAAGATTGCGAGTGGGTGGCGCAAATTATTGAAATGACCAAAGGCGAGGTTATTGAGCAGTTTGGCAAAGATATTGCCGACAAGCTGATTGACAAGCTTAATCCGTTGGAAAACGAACTTGACAAGGCAACAAACGTTTATCGCATTTGGGATAAAAAAGACGGCAAAATCATTTATTTATCAAAGGAAGTTAAAGATGACTTTTTACGCGTTGATGAAGATGTGTTGAAAATTGATGGTTTTTATCCGTTTGGAAAGCCTTTGTTTGCCACGCTTGCCAATGACGGCTTAATTCCGGTGCCTGATTATAGCGAGATTAAGTGTCAGCTTGACGAGTTGGACGGTGTTAATAGCCGTATGCGCTTAACCATGCAAGCCTTAAAAGTTTCCGGATGTTATGACGGCGCGTTTCCTGAACTGGCTAACCTTTTGAATAAAGACGTTACGCTTATTCAGGTTTCAGACTTTGAAAAGTTGCGTGAAAAAGGCGGTATTGACGGATTTGTCGGATTTATGCCGATAGGGCAATATATCGAAGCTTTGCAAGCGTTGGCAGAACGCAGAGCGCAGTTGATGCAGGCGATTTATGAAATAACCGGTGTTTCAGACATTATGCGCGGGAATGCTGATCCTAACGAAACAGCAACCGCGGTTACCAAAAAGACTAACTTCGGCACGTTACGCAACCAAGACCGGCAGAATGATTTTCAGCGGTATTTAACCGATATTTTGAAGATTAAAGCCGAAATATTGTGCGAAATGCTGACGCCGGAATTGTTGGCACAGTTTGCCGAGCCGAATACACAGCCTGACGTATTGATGCAGGCAATCGGCTTGTTAAAGACCGATAAAATCCGCAATTTAACACTTGGCATTGAAACCGACACTTCATTTATGCAGGATGAAGAAGCCGACAAGACCTTAAACGCGGTTAAAACCATTCATGAAATGGTAACGGCGGCTTTTCAGGTTATCAGCGCGCAACCGGCATTATTGGGCTTATATAAACAAATGCTTGATGCGGTGGTGGTAACACTGCCAAACACTCGGCAATTTAGCGCGGCAATAGATGAAACATTCGCACGCATTGAAGCGGAATTGTCGCAACCGTCAGAGCCGGAGCCTAACCCTGATATGATTAGGGCGCAAGCTGACATGGCAAGAGCGCAAGCCGACCAAATTAAAAACGCTAATGAATTTGCGGTTAAACAAGAAGCCAATGCTATTAAAGAACAGGAAGTTCAATTAAAGAAGCAGGCAGAGGACAACAAAGTTATGATGGCAAATAAAGAAGCGGAAATGCAATTTGCATTAAAGCAAGAAGAGTTAGCTTTAAAAGGACAGACTAACGAAAACATCTCAACCGGATATGTGGGGGCGTTTTAATGTTTAAAGAGTTTCAACTGCCGGATGGCACGGTTGCCGAAAGTGTGGCGGACGTTGACCGCTATATTAAAGAGAGCGGTGCGGTTCCGGCAAGTGATTACAGCGACGATTACTACAAAAATCGTCGTTTTTTTATGGAAAAAGCGCAGGATGATGAACTTCATTCTGACTTCATTCAACAACTAAAAAAGGAAATATGGTTAAATGACTGATTTAAGACAGCAACTTGAAGATGCTTGGACTTCGGCGGAAAATCTGCAAAGCTCCGAGCCGACAAATGAAACAGTGGCGACAAGTGAAGGTACTGACACGGCACCTGCAGAGCCGGTGGAAGTTATCAGCGCACCGAATAGCTACTCAAAAGAGGCAAAAGACTGGTTTGCAACGCTTCCTCATGAAAACCAAAAATATTTGGCGGAACGTGAAAAGCAATTTGAACAAGGCTTGAGCCGAGCCCGCAATCAATATAATTGGGTGGATAAAGTTTATAATGACAGAAAAGACACTTTGTTGGCGCAAGGGTACAAAACTCCGCAAGATTACATCAATGACTTGGTGTTAATCAATGATGCGCTTAATAAAGATCCGAATGCCACAATCGAACTTTTGAAGCAAAATTACAATATTGGTGCGGCGCAAAACACAAATGAGAGTGCTTTACAAAGGCAAATTCAGACGTTAAGTCAGATGGTATCGCAACAGCAGAGCTTTTTACAACAAAAGGAAAATGAACGCGTAAAAAACGAATATGACGCTTTTATCAATGCAAAAGATGAAAACGGCAATTTGAAACACGCTTATTTTGATGATGTTAAAGAAGAAATGGCAAAGTTATTTAATGCCGGTTTGGCGACTAATTTTGAAGATGCGTATAATCGCGCCATTTGGAGCGTTGAAAGCGTTAGAAACAAAATTATTGCCGACAAGACAAAATCGGAACTGGCAAATAAGGTAACAGTTGCCAACAAAGCAAAAACTGCCGCATTTGATCCATCGTCTAAAAATGACGGAACGCCTAAAGAGTTGAGCCTTCGTGAAGAAATTGAGAAGAACTTAGCTATTTATGGAGATTAAAAATGGCAAACCCTAATTATAATGACGTGTTAGCCACCACGATTGAAAGCCGCACCGGCAAGTTGGCTGATAACGTCACCAAAAACAATGCGCTTTTATATAGATTGAACGAGCGCGGCAACAGAAAACCGGTTTCCGGCGGTTCTAAAATTTTGGAAGAACTGGAATACGGCGAAAGCGACAACGTATGGTACAGCGGATATGATGCAATTAACTTTACCAATCCGCAAATTGCAACAGCTGCAGAATATGGTTGGAAATTGTTAGCTGCTCCGGTTGGTATTTCCGGTGAAGAATTGTTAATGAACAGCGGTAAAGAACGCATCATTGACTTGTTTGAAGCTAAAATCAAAAATGCAGAAAAGACTTTGCGCAACGTTATGAGCGCAGGTGTATATTCTGACGGTACAGGTTCATCCGGTAAACAATTGACCGGTTTGAAAGCTTTGGTTGCCGATGATCCGACTTCCGGTACGGTTGGCGGTATTAACCGTGCAACTTCCGACAATGAATTTTGGCGCAACCAAACATCTGTTCAAAGCACCGGCTTAACCAAAGACACCATTTACGGCGCAATGAACGACTTGTATTTGAAGTGCTCTCGCGGTACAGATAAGCCGGATTTGATTGTGGCTGATGATACGCTTTACACGTTGTATGAAAACTCACTTGTTGCACAGCAACGCTTTATCGACAGCAAATTGGCTGATGCAGGTTTCCAAAACCTCAAATTCAAAGGTGCTGATGTGATTTATGACGGCGGTATCGGTGGATATTGTCCGGCAGGACACATGTATTTCTTGAACACTGATTACATTAAATTGCGTCCGCATAAGGATCGTGATTTCCGCTTAATCGGTGATAGAAATCGTGTGGCAATCAATCAAGATGCAGTATATGCAATTATTGGTTGGGCTGGTAACATGACCATGAGCAACGCACAATTGCAAGGTGTTTTGGTTAATGCCGAATAGTTAAACGGGGCGGTGAAAAGCCGCCCTTTGCTTTTTAAAGGAATGAAACATGGAAGATTTTGATTTTGCAATTTTTAATAATTATTTGAACAACGGAGCGAGAAATAACGGCGTATTTGCTCGCTTTTTTAATAAGTTTGTAAAAACCGGCAATATTTTAGAAAACGGCATGCCGGAATATAAAGAAAAGTTATATGTTGAAATTAAGGTGCGCGGTGATGCTGATGTTTCGGTTCATCCGGCAGATGAAGGCGATATAAGACGCTTTCCGCAAGAATACAATTTATTTTTAGCTAAAAAAGAAAAGATGAAAGACGGCACACCGTTAAATCAGTTTGCCTTTTTAAGCGTGCCGCAGTTGGAAGCCTGCGACAAGCGCGGTATTTTAACCGTTGAAGATTTGGCAAAACTAAGCGATGAACAGGCAAAGGAATTAAGCCTTATTGATGAAAGAAATTGCGCGGTTAAGTTTTTGGAAATGGCTAAAAACAACGCAATTATTGCAAAGTATGAAGATGAAATAAAAGCGTTAAAACAGGAAAACGAAGCCTTAAAGGATAAGATTAAGGCACTTGAAACAAAAGAATAATTTAAGAGGGTACAATGGCAAATATATTACAAATAGCGCAAGCGGCGGCAGATATTTGCGCGGTGCAAAGACCAAAGGATTTGTTTAACAGCAACTCGCAAAACGACCAGTTATTTGCAAGCGTGGTACATTCAACCTTGGCAAGCTTAATGCGTCAAGCCGAATGGCAGACCTTAACCAGAGAAGCCGAGTTTATCACAAACGACGGGCAAAAAGATTATTTGCTTGATGCCATTGTGCCGGATTTTCACAGCCTTGTTGGCGAAACGCTTTATATGCGCGGCGATATGCGTTTTGTGATTGGTGCAATCACCGAGGAAAAATGGGCAAGATTGAAGCAGTTTCATACACCGGAAATTGATGTTATTTTCAAAATTCAAAATAACATGATCCGCTTTTTTAAAAATCCGGGGTGCAAAAAGTTTCATTTTAGCTATAAATCAAACGCAGTGTGCTTAGATGGAACGACACAGCAGCCGAAACCGCAAATCACCGCAAACACCGACATTCCGGTATTTGATGAATATTTGGTTAAACTGGGCATTATTTGGCGGTTTAATAAGCGCACCGGCTTAGATTATACGGAAGAATATAACGAATACGAGCGGGAATTGAACAAAAGCTATGCCGAAACAAAAGCGGCAGGCGATATTAAACTTTATTCCTTTAACGGAATATTTGATGATGGCGATGGAGTTTTGGTAAATGTCAATGTTGAAGGTAAATCGTGCTGTTAAGTCTAAAGAGGTAACACTGCCGGCACCGATTAAAGGCTTAAACCGAAAACAGCCTTTGTCGGCAATGGAGCCGCTGTACGCCGTAACAATGGACAATTATATTCCGCTTGACAGCAAAGTTGAGTTGCGCTCCGGTTATACGCTATATGCCACGCTCGGCACAAAAGACACGGCAAGCAAAGTTAAAACATTGGCGGCGTATCATTATCCGAGCCATAATAAAATGTTTGCGGTTTACGGCGGAAAAATTTGGGATATTACGACCGGATCATCGCCGGTTGATTTGGGTGTTACGCTGACCAACAGTCAATGCCAATGGGTGCAATATAAAAATTACATCTATTTTATGAACGGTGCGGACACGCCGATTGCCTATTATACCGACGCTAACGGCGATCCGCAAATCGGTGCGTGGGGATTTAGCGGCACAGGCTTGACCGCAAGCAAGATTATTGCCGGAACGGTAAGTAAAGAGTTTTTATGGTTTGTTGAAAAAGGCACGCTGAAAGTTTGGTATTCCGCAACGGCAGGTAACGTTTCAGGCACACTCAACAGCTTTGATTTGGCGCAACTGGTTAAATGGGGCGGTGAATTGGTGGCGGTGGCGAACTGGACGATTGACGGCGGCACCGGTATTGATGACTATACCGCGTTTATTACGTCGGAAGGCGAAGTTTTGGTTTATGCCGGATCAAATCCGAACGATCCGAGTGATTGGGAATTAAAAGGCAACTACAAAATCAGCAAGCCGATCGGCTATCGTTGCACCATGAAATATCAGGGCGATGTGGTTATCATTTGCCAAGACGGATATTTTCCGCTTGGGCGTGCTTTGGCGGCATCAAACGCAGGCGACAGCTTGGTTGCGTATTCCGACAATATCCGCGGGCTTGTTATTGAGCGCACGGCGGCGAACAAATGGCGCGAGGGTTGGCAATGCGTTGTTTATAATAAAAAAGGCTATGCGATATTCAATGTGCCGGTTTCCGAGCAATTTGAACAGCACGTTGTTAATGTGGCAACCGGTGCATGGTGTCGGTTTACCAATATTCGCGCAATGTGTTGGTGCGTTTATGAAGATAACATCTATTTCGGCTCTGATTGGCAGGTTTTCCGCTTTGATGATGGTAACAGCGACAACGGCACCATGATTGAGGGTAAAGTTGAACAGGCGTTTAACGACTTCGGTATTAACAATGTTAAGAAAATATCGCTTCTTAATCCGCGTACGGCGGCAAGTTCGCCTTATGCCCTGACGATATATACCGATATGGATTATAAAAACCGCAACTTGAATTATGAAAACGGCATCGGCTATGCGGGCGGTACGCAATGGGATGTTAGCCAATGGGCAACCGAACAAAACCAAATAACCTTTTGGGCAACAGATGCGGTTTCGGAAATTCAAAGCCAATGGATTATGAATAGCGCGGTCGGCGTTAAGGCAAGCGTGGTATTTAAGACCAAAACAAAGGGGGTTTTAATTGACTGGTTTGAAACAGGAATCAGATTTGAAGTCGGAACCGGTATTGTATAAGATAATGCCTGATTTTAACGGCGTTATTCAAAAGTGGATTTGCGACGGCTTAAAAGAGAATACCGACTGGATCGGCGATAGTTATACCTTTGGTATTTGCTATAAAGGCAAAATGGTCGGCGGTGTCATCTTAAACAATTATAGAAAAGATTTAGATGTGTGGTTGACGATTTACAGCGTCAGCCCGCATTGGTGCGCAAAAAGCGTTATCAAATACACATTTAAGACGTGTTTTGAAGCGTTAAATTGTAAAAGAGTAAATATTCTCGTGAGTAAAGATAACATCAAAAGCTTGAGTTTGTGCGAGCGGCTTGGCTTTGTAAAAGAGGGGTTACTTCGACAATATCGGGAAGACGGAAAAGATTGTTATTTCATGGGAATGTTAAAAAAGGAGTGTAAGTGGCTATGAGTAAGAGTGTTGGAAAAGTTGTAGGAAGTTTGACCGGAACTAAAGGTATAAAGTATGACAGTACACCGGCAAACAATTATATGTCGTATTTGCAAAATTATGACACAAGCAAGACCGACGATACGTTGAGCAATTTGCAACAGTATGCATTAAATCAAAGTCAAAATATTAATAATATGGGTGACTGGACGTTTAATGCCGGTGCAAGCGACGAAGCAAGACAGCAAGCGCAAGAGGCAACGTATAATTCATATATGGATTATCTTAATCCGCAATTTGAAAGACAAACGGCTGATTATTCAACCATGTTGCAAAACAAAGGCTTGCCGGTAGGTTCGGAAGCTTATTCTCGCGCTATGAGTGATTTGCAAGACCGGCAAAATGCGGCAGTTAATCAGGCAGCTTATCAAAGTGTTTTGGCAGGACAGCAGGCATATACGCAGGATTTGCAAAACAATATTGCGGCGGGTAACTTCGGCAATAGCGCACAGGCGGCATATTTGGCACAAATTTTGGGTGCATTGGGTGAAAGTCCGAGTGAGTATGATATTCAAGGCGATATTTATGCCGTCGGTTCTAATAAGGCACAAAATGAATATACCGCCAAACAACAGACTGCAGCCAACAGATTGAGCCTAATAAACAGTTTGCTTGGTGCAGGTGCTAAGGTTGCCGGTTCGGCTATGGGCGGCGGTGCAGGTGCTAAGGTTGCCGGTTCGGCTATGGGCGGCGGTGCAGGTGCATAAAAGGGGGTAAAAATGGCTTACAATAATTCAAACATGTTAAGAATTGCGCAAATCGGCGCAATGACAAGACCACAGTTTAGAAATATGCCGACATTGGATTTAGGCGGCGCGGTTGATAACTTTATGAACGCACGTGATAAGTCATTAGAAGCGGCAAGACGGCAGGCTTATGTTGACGAATTGACGGCACAGCATCCGGAAGATGCGGCAAAGATTGCGGCAAATCCGGAGGCATATATGAAGATGCTGAACGACAATGCGGCGGCTGAACGTGATCAGCAATATAAGATGGATATGCTCGACAAGCAATTCAACAATTCTATTGTGTTACAGGATAGAGAGCACGCCAATGCAGTGGGTTTGGCAAAGTTGCGTATGGATTTGGAAAATCAAGCCGGCGAAAGAGCAAAAGCGCAAAGAATGGCGCAACTTGACGAAGCATTAAACAACGGCATGATTAGTCAAGAGCAATATAACATGGCAAAACAGCGCGAGTTGCTTGGCGATATTGTGAGCGGTAGTAGCTTTGCACCTGATGGAACACCTTTGACCGGAAACAAGGCTTATGATGATGCTTATATGAAAGAAGTCGGCAAAAAAACGGCGCAAGTCAAGCAAGCCGAAGCCGACGCCAACGATATGAAGCCTGCTTTAATCCAAGCAATGGCAAGAGCAGATAAAGCGGCAAGAAGTGGAAGCGGTGTCGGTATTATTGGTGGAACTGCGGCAAATTTGGGATTAAATCCGGCACCTAATGCAGGTAACAATTATGCGGATATTCAGAGTGCAAACACACAAATGAACACTTATTTGCGTAAGCAATTAGCGGCAACAGGTTTGACTGGTTCAGAATTAAACAGCGCGGTTGAAGCGGAAGCGTATCGTTATCAAATTAAACCGACAGACAGCGAAAGCGTTATCCGGCGTAAATTACAAAACTTTGCGCAAGATAAATTAGGCGGTACAGCTTTTGATATGAAAACCGGACAAGCGGTAAATCAACCGGTGGCTGTTGATTATAAAAACAAATATGGTTTGGAGTAAAAAATAATGGCAGATTTGGCAAGAATAAAGCGCAACGTAGCAAAAATGGCGTCTATGAATGCGCCGGAAGCTGATATTGACGGTTATATTGCCAGCGAGGGTGTTACCGTTGATGATGTGCGCAATTATGGCAAAGACTATACGCTTGGCAGACTTGGCACGATTGACCGTGGTATTACGTTCGGTTTAGGTCGTAAAGCCGGTGGTTTAGTTAATGCTGCCGGTTCAAAATTAGCGGATGCCGGTATAAGATTAGGCGAAATAGTCGCAAATGTGCAAAACAAAGGATTATCAGGTGCATTTGATGAGGTCGAAAAAAAGCCGAGTTTTATGGAAAGATATCATGAAATTGTTGATCCGACCATGCAAGCAATTGAACAATATCATGAAGATAAGCCGGTGGAGGCGTTTGCGCTTGAAATGGGCGCGGGTTTTGCTAATCCGGTAAATAAAGTCGGTGTTAATTATATCAAAGATGCTAAAAATTTGGCAGGTACAGCTGTTCGTTCGGGTATTGTCGGAAGTGGTGTCGGCGGTGTTGCCGGTGCTTTAAATACGGAAAATGCCGATAATTTGGCAGTTAATACGCTTGGCGGTGCCGGAGCCGGTGGAATTATCGGTACAGCGATGCCGGTTGTAGCAAATAGAGCCGGTGCGTTGTATAACGGATTAAAGCGAATTGCCGCGCCAGAAGCAAGTGTTGCCGGAAAAGCAACAGGATTAGGAAATATCGTAAAAGACAATGAAAGCGTACGAGCATTAAATCGCGGTATTATGGCAGATGATGCGGTGGCGGCTCAAGTGTTGCAAGAAGCACCGACGGAAATGGGACGGCTTAATGAAGAATTAAGCGACATTTTGAACAAAACGACCGGTCGCAAGCTTAATATTGAGGGCGCAAATCGAAATGCAGATGAAGCTTATAGAAGCTATGTGGCGGCAAATGCCGATTATCCGGTGTATAAGTTGAAAAATGAAGCTGAACTACCATCAGATGAAAATATTTTTGAATTACTTGTAAATAACAGAACTTATAACCGCGTTAAAAACAAAGAAACAGCAGATAAAGGACGGAGTTTATTGTCATTTATCGTCAAGCGCGGCGGTATTAAAGATGTCGGCGGCGATTTAAAATCGATGGATGCCGGAAAACAAAGAGTTGGTATAATTAACAATAAATCCGGCGAAGGTGCTGACGATATGGCGTTAGCGGCTTGGGAAAACGGTTATTTCCCTGAAAAAACTGACAGACCATCAATTCAAGATTTAAAAGATGCAATAAATGATGAATTATTCGGTAAAAAGAGATATCCTTATCAAGATGGGCAGAAAAGTTCATTGATAGAAAGAACAGATGCGCTTGCTCAAGAGATGGATATGTTAGGCGTTGATTATAGCAAAATGACAGCTAAAGAGGCAGAAAATGCTTATAATAATGCCGTTAGCGATTGGTCGCGCCAAAATAGCGAAATTCCGGTAAATCCGTTTGAAGAAACAGCGGCACCGCGTAAATTGGGTGTGCCGTATATTGGCGATATTTTGGGTGGCTTGAATGACTTTAAGCGTGAAGCATTGGAAACGGCGTTAGCCAAAGGTGCAAAAATGTCGGATTATGCCAAAGGAACGCTTGATTCGGCACATAAAGCGCAAGAAGTGTTGAACGATATGATTAACGCGTCTTATGACACCACAAATCCGTTGAAACCAAAAGCGACGACAGAAACAAATCAGTTAATGGAATTGAAAAAGGTATTTAACAATATGCTTGAGCCGAGCGGGGTTAAGCCTTTGGATGCGCGTATTTCAAAAGCAAAATCTTTGGAATATTACCGCGATATGGGATACAAATTCAAGCCGAGCGAAACAAAGTTTGAGGATTTGGGCATTAAGACGTTGCGCGATAAGCGGGCGTTTTTACAAGGGCGTTTGCAAGCTATTCTTGATAATGTAAAAGATGACAAGAATTTGGCAAAGGCAATCAGAGCTGACGAAAACACGCTTAGAAAGCTGATGCCGGCAAAGAAGTTTAGTGAGTTGTTAAGCGAAACAAGCCGTATTGATCGGGAATACACGCGGTTGAACAAATTTGCGCAACTGGCAAGCCGTGAGCTTGATAAACCGATTGCGGCAGACAGACCGATGTCGGAACGTGGCGAAACTTGGTCATCTTATTTAAGTTCGCTGTATGACAAGGCAAATGCGCGGTTGTGGCAAAACTCAAACAGACGCAGAGCGCAAGCCTTATTGAATGGCGGTGCGGTCAATCCTGAATGGGTGCAAACGCTTGAAAATTACGGTGCGCAATATTCGCCAAGATATTTAACACCGTACTTAGCGCAGATAATAGCACAAAATCAATAAACAAAACATAGGGGGCTTAAACAGCTCCCTTTTTTATTAAGGAGTAAAGAGAATGCCTTTTGATAGTAACGGCGTGTTTAGCCGTGTGATGAACTGGACAAGCGATCAGCAAAACGGAATTGCCATTGAATGCGGCAGACATGACGCGGAAGATGACAACTTTGCGCAAGGGTTTAACGATTGCTTTTGCCGTGATGGCAGAGCCGCCGCCACCGGCGATTTTAACTTAGGAAGTCATAAAATTAAAAACTTGGCTGACGGTACGGCATCAGCTGATGCGGTTACCAAAGCACAGCTTGACACGGGGTTATCGGCTAAGGCAACACCGGCACAGATAACAAGCGCAATCAATACGATGCTTGCGACGTTATATCCGGTTGGTTCAATCTATATTACAACGCAAAATACAGGCTCTTGCCCGATTGCCGGTCTTATTAGTGGCTCGACGTGGGAATTAGTCGCAACAGACCGTGCATTGTGGGGTGGTAACGGTTGGGATGCGCATAGTTGGATTGCGGCAGGCTTGCCGAATATTTGGGGACAGATTTCGTGTATACAAGATGTTAATGTCACAACACAAGGGCAATTTGCATATTATAGCCCTACTGGTGGAAGCGGCGGCGGTATAGACACTACTAATGGAACTTCAGGAAACATCAATTTTGACGCATCAAGAGTTTCGTCTGTTTACGGCAACAGCAACACGGTTCAACCGCCTGCGTATCGTGTCAATGTATGGCGCAGAACGGCATAAAGGGGGATAAAATGAAAAAGTATGCAAAAATAATAAATGCTGAAACAAAAGAAGTTCAAGTTGGTGCCGGTTGCCCTGATGAATATTACATCGAAATCGGAATGACCTTAATGGACGTTGAACAAGCATATAATGCTAAATGGTATGTTGAAGGATATGCACCACAACAGCCTGCGCCAACATATGAGGAAATAAAACAAATGCGTATCAATTATCGCAGAGAACATATCGACGACCAGACGGCTGAACGTTCTCGCAAAATGGCAAATGGTACGTGGACAGAGGAAGATGAGCAAGAGTACTTGGCACTTGATGCAGAAGTAACGGCATACGTTGAAGAACATTTCCCTTATCCTGAAGGATAATGACATGAAGATATTTGATTTAAACAAATTATGGTCATACGCAATTACAGCGACAATCGCATTTCTAGAGCCGATAAGCGTGCTTTTTCTCTGGCTTTTAATCTTCATTATGGTTGATTTTATCAGCGGCATATATGCAAGTCTTGTCGAGGGTAAAATCATCACAAGCCACGGAATGCAAAAAACGGTTATTAAGTTTGTTATGTATTCGACTGCATTATTCCTTTTGCATGGGATAGACGTGTATATGATTACGTTTGCCAAGCTGTATTTGGCAAGGATAGGTTGCACTCTGATTTGCGGTATTGAGTTGTATTCGATATTTGAGAATTGCTATCGGATTACCGGCAATCCGGTGTTTAAAATCCTGACACAATTTACGCTTAAAAAAATCGAGGAAAATACGGGGGTTTCAAAAGATGAACTTATTCACGAGATTAAAAAGCCTGTTCGTAAAGGAAGAAAAGCCAATGAAAGAAGTCATAAGTGATGAAATTTGCATCCAACGGCTTTGTGTCAACGAAGGAATAAGGCTCAAGCCGTATTATTGTCCGGCGGGACATTTGACAATCGGTATCGGGCGCAATCTTGAAGGCAATCCGCTGAGCGATGAAGAAAAAGCCTATATCGGGCATTCGGTCAAAGAGGGCATCAATAACGATCAAGCGTATTATCTATGCCGGAATGATTTGAAAAAAGTCCGTGCTGATTTGGACAGGGAATTGCCATGGTGGCGGGATTTGAACGCTGACCGGCAATTTGTGATGATTGACCTTTGCTTTAATATGGGTATTAGAAAACTTTTGCAATTTCAAAAGACGCTGCAATCAATCGCGACCGGCTACTATATCCAAGCGGGCGAACAACTTATGCAATCGCTTTATGCCAAACAAGTCGGAAAGCGTGCGGAACGAAACGCAAAGTGTTTACAAACGGGGGTGTATAAATGATTGGTGTGTTTATGGCTTTTTTCCGGCGATTGTTTGGCGGATTTGACAGTAAGTTTAACTTTTTAGAAAAACGCGGTGTGCAAATGATTATATGTATTGCCACCGTTTTTTTATATGAGTTTTTCATAAAAGCGCAAAAATGGTACATGGCATTGATTATTGCCGTGTTGGTGTATGTGTTTTGGTGCAAAGGGCATTGGTATTATTTTCAATGCGGCATGGAAAGCGATCAATACATTGATGAAGAAATGGCAAAAGGTAGAAAGCCAGCGATGAATTGGATTGTTGCGCCGGTTAATAAATGGCTTGGCTTTGAAGAACGCTCTAAGCGTTATTGCTTTGTGGGTTTGATGATTAGGTATTTTACATGGTCTTTGCCGGTGGCTTGTCTCGTGGGTTGGAAATTTGCGGTGTGCGGTTTTTGCATTCCGTTTATTTATAACGCCTGTTACTGGGTGGATCTTCCGAAAACAAAATGGTGCAAAAGTCCGACAAATTGGGCGGAATGGTTTGCAGGTTTAATAATTGGTTGGGGGTTAATATGAGTGGTACAATTCAAAATAATTTAATTACGGTACGTCAAGGCGACAGCTTTGCCATCAATATTGCGGTAAAGCAAAACTGCAAGCCGGTAAATTTGACCGGTGCGACGATTTTAATGCAGGTTCGAGATGCCGGCGGCAATGTTATGTTTGCGGTAACGGGAACGGCGGTTGATGTAGTAAATGGCAAAATGGCACTTTTATTGACGCCGACGCAAACGGCAATTCCGGTTGGCGATTATGTAACCGATATTCAGATCACCGGTGCCGACGGAAGCGTCAACACTATTTTTCCGGCAAATGTCAATGCAATCGGCACGTTTCGGATTACACCGCAAGTAACGGCATAAACGGGGGTGCAAGATGCAATACAATGTGGAAAATTCAGACTACGCCGTTGAATTTACCGACGTTAATATGGATGTTGCCGTAACCGGACAGGCAGAAATCAATGTTGCGGTGGGTGATGCGGCGCGCATTGACGTTGGCGAGGCGTTAAACTACATAAAAACGGGTACGGCAGAAATTGAAGCGGTTGCCCAAGAAAAGACAGCCGCTTTTAATTTGAATGCTATAAGTAAGACTAACGCTTTTAACGATAATTACACTGCTAAAAAGGCATTGATTGATGCCGAGGTAGCAAATGCGGCGGCAAGCGCAACGGCGGCATATAACAGCGCAACGGATGCGGAAGCCAGCGCAACGGCGGCAGATAACAGCGCAAAAGATGCAAAGCAATGGGCGATTGGTGATCCAGGCGAGCCGACCGGAAATTCTGCAAAATACTGGGCAAATGAAGCAGAAGCAACGGTAGCAAATAAGCAAGATTTATTAACTTCTGATAATGCAGGCACGGGAATTAGTATTACCGGTTCGGGTGCCAATGTGTTGATTTCAAACACACAAACAAGCGCCGAATGGGGAAATATCGGTGGTAAATTATCCGAC